GAAATGATAGCAATGAAACAAGTAGGAAGAAAAATATCTTCTAAACTACAAATGACTGTGGGAGATTTATATTCTAGTAAAGAAACTCTTAATGATGATAACTTTACTAAAGTAAAATCTGTAGCAGATGAAATATCTAAAAATTATAATATACATTATGTAGATGTACCTGGCACGGTAGAACAAATTTATAAAACTATAATACATTTTCATAAAAAATTATCAGAAACTAATCCTGATATTGGTATAGTTATAATGTTAGATCATACTCTTTTAACTAAAGGTAGACAAAGAGATAGCGAGCGAGAAATATTAGCTCAATTATATAAAATGTTTATGGCAGTTAAAAAAGTTATGAAATGTATGTTTATAGTTTTAAGCCAATTAAATAGAAATCTTGAATCTTCAGATAGATTATCAAATCCTTTACTTCATTATCCAATGAAAAAAGATATATTTGGTAGTGATGCTGTATTTCATGGATCTGATTATGTACTTATAACTCATAAACCTTTTATGCTTAATTTACAAACTTATGGGCCTAATAATCTTCCTGTTGTTAATCCTATAAATGCTAATCAAGCTATGATATATTGGCATTTAATTAAAAACAGAGATGGTGAAAGTGGTTTAGTATTAAGTATGACTGATAGTTTAAAATATAATAGAGTTGATGAATATTATGAACCTGGTAAATTAAATTTAGAAAATTAAATATGACAATAACAATAGCAGTATTTATAGCATTAGCATTAGGTCTGATTTTTGTTTCCTATTCTTGTGGTTATATAGTAGGACATACCAAATGTTATGAAGAGTTTAAAATTTATAAAAATATAGTAGAACACGATATAAAATATGGAAAAATAAAATGGAAAAATGGAAAAAATAAATAAAGAATTAGTAAAATACTTTGTAGAACAATGTAAAGAAGAAATTGAAGAAAAAAAGAATAATGGCCCTATTACCATAACTGCAGATCAGATGTGGAAATATAGTGGAAAAATAGAAGAAGAAGACGAGGATTGTAAAAATATGCGAATTGAAGAAATTAGAAATTTAAAAGCACGAAAGATAGAACCAATATGTAGAAAAGAATATTTTAGAGAATACTGGCAAAGATATAAATTAAGAAAAAAAGAATATTATCAAAGATATTTTCAAGAAAACAAACATAAATATAAAAAATAAATAATGGCACAAGAAATTTTAATTATCGGTGAAAGTGGTTCAGGGAAATCCACTAGTTTAGAAAACTTAGACCCTAAGTCAACATTTATAATTAATGTTGCAAAAAAACCAATGCCTTTTAGAGGTTGGAAAACAAACTATACTAAATTATCTAAAGAAAATACTAATGGTAATTATATAGAAAGTGATAATCACACAACTATAGTACAAACTATGAAACATATTAAAGATAATATGTCACATATAAAAACTGTTGTTGTAGACGATTTTCAATATCTAATGGCAAATGAATACATGCGTAGAGCAAATGAACGTGGCTTTGATAAGTTTACTGACATAGGTTTACACGCTTGGGAAGTAGCAAATGCTGGCAAAAATCTGCGTGAAGATATGACATTTGTTATGATTGGGCACGCAGAGCAATCAATGGATTTACAAGGTAATAGACGTTTAAAATTTAAAACTGTAGGTAAATTAGTTGATAATGTGATTACTATGGAAGGTATGTTTACTGTAGTATTATTTACTAATGTAGGAATAGATCCTGAAGGAAATACTAGTTATACTTTTATAACTCAATCTGATGGAACTACAACTGCAAAAAGTCCTAAAGGTATGTTTGAAGAATTAAATATACCTAATGACATTAAAGAAGTTATAAATAAAGTTAATGAATATAATAAATAATAAGAGATGAAATTAATTGGAAAAAGAATAGAACGATTAAATCAATTTGGTGACAATTTAGTTATCAAAATAGCAGATGAAGGTAATATGAGACTATCTCCTGCTTTAATGTCTAGATTAAAAATAGACAAAGACAATAATAAAATAGGATTTGGGTATCCTGAAAATGAAGGTGAATCATTAGTTATATATAATGCAATCGATGGTGATGGTGTAGCTGTAAACAAACAAGGCTATATCAAAAATTTACCTCATAATAGAGACCTTAGATCTTATTTAAACCTTCCTGGAACAGGTGACAGTGAAATTTATGTTACTGAAGGTGCTATAACATTTGAAGAATATCCTGGCATGACATTCTACAAAGTAACAAACATAGCAGAAACAGTTGAAGAGACAACTGAAAATTGGGAAGAAGAGGTAGAAGATGTACCAACAGTTCATATAAAAGAACATCCTCCTGGTGAAAAAAGCAACGAAACTAAAGCTGAAGAGACTATAGCTGATTTACATCAAGCTGTAGAAAAATCAGGTGGTGAGATAGTTGGTATACCTAATGGTGATACTATGTCAGATACAGATGATGATGACGCTTTTGAAGTTGCAAAGAAAATAATAGATAACGAGACTAATAAATCTGAAGAAGATTCATTAGATATATTTTAACAATTAAAAAAAAATAAAAAATGAGTTTATATAAAATTGACCAAAATACACAAGTACAAGAAAAAGCATTAACAGTTGCAATACCTGTAGGAATTAATGATAATTGTGAATTAACTTCAGTTTCTAGATTACAAGCTAGCAACGGTGGTGATTATTTACAATTCACATTTAAAGATGAGAATAATAATGAATTAAAGCATATGGAATGGGATATAAATCCTGAAAGAGTAACTCCTAAACCAGGCGAATCTCGTGATGAGTGTGTTACTAGAAGAGTTAACCAAATGCTTGTAAGAATTAAGCATATTGCTACTAAATTTATTCCTGAAAATCAATTTGTAGTTCAAGGAAATGATTTTGCTGGATTATGTGATAGTGTAGTTTTATTATTAGGTCCTAATACATATACAGGTAAAAAAGTTAGACTTAAAGTAGTATATAATTATAAAGATTACTGTTCTCTTCCTAATTTTGCGCCATTTATTGAAAATATGGAAACTGATCCTACTGGATTAAAAATTAATCCTAGATTCGATAAAATGGAAAAAGATTCTAAAACAGCAGAATCTGAAGTTAATGCAACTGACGGAGTAGATTTGCCATTTTAGTTGTGGCTAATTAAATAGAGGGGGCCAATAGACAGCCTAAGCGATTTATCGCATAAACGATGAGGTCCCCTTTATTTAAAAACTATAGTATGAAATACGATTCAACTAAAATACAAGAATATAAACCACTTTCAAAAGAAAGTATTTTAATAGAAGTATCTGAAGAAGAGATAATGAGGCATTATTTAGGACCATTTGAAATAGGTCGTATGTATAATAGCCCTTTTAGAGATGATGATGTTCCTTCATTTAATGTCTATTATTCTGAGTATCAACAACTTAGATTTAAAGACTTTAATGGTACTCAAGGGACTTGTTTTGATTTAGTTATGAATCTAAATAATTGTAGTTTTCATGAAGCTCTTTGCAAAATCAATGAAGACTTGGGATTAGGTTTAGCAGGTAATATTAAACGTGATAAAATCTCATATAAAGATTTTGAAGCAAAAATTAGTAATAAAAAATGTTTAATACAATTTAAACCTCAGCATTATACTGATATAGATTT